AAACGTCAACTAGAAATCAAGAACAAGATTATCGAACGGTCTGGTTATAGTGAGGTGTTTGACGACAACAACACCCTTGACGGATCGAACTATTCCGACTACAATCAAATTAAGGATAACGTCCATTCCAAACTCCGTAGTTGATGAAAGTTGCAATCATTACCGATCAACACTTTGGTTGTCGTAAAAACTCTAAGTTGTTTCATGACTACTTTCTGAAGTTCTATAATGACATCTTTTTTCCATATCTGGAAGAAAATGGTATAACTACTATTGTTGATATGGGTGATACCTTTGATAGTCGTAAAGGTATTGATTTCTCAGCATTGGCATGGGCAAAGAATAACTACTATGATCGGTTGCAGAGCATGGGTATTCATGTTCATACGATTGTTGGTAACCACACTGCATATTACAAGAATACTAATGATGTAAATGCAGTTGATCTTCTGCTTCGTGAGTATGATAATGTTACAGTATACTCAGAAGCAACAGAGGTAGAAGTTGGTGGTCTACCTATATTGTTCATTCCATGGATTAATCAGGACAATGAAGAAACTACTATCAAACTTATTCAAAAGACAAATTGCAAGTGCGCGATGGGGCACCTTGAACTCCAAGGATTTAGAGCTCATAGAGGCGTCATCATGGATCATGGTCATGAGAGCAAGTTATATTCAAAGTTCACCAATGTCTACAGCGGTCACTACCACACTAGATCGGATGATGGACGGATCTTCTACTTGGGAAATCCGTATGAGATGTTCTGGAACGATGTCGGTGATCGGAGAGGATTCCACATCTTTGATACAGAGACTCTGGAACATGTTCCAGTAGATAATCCATACAGACTTTTTTATAATATCTACTACGAAGATACCAATCATCAAACTTTTGATGTTCGTGAATATCAGAATAAGATCGTAAAAGTAATTGTTCGTAAAAAGACTGATACTAAAAAGTTTGAAAAGTTTGTTGATAAGATTACTGATGTTGCTGCTGACATCAAAGTAGTTGAAAACTTTGATATTCAAGATCCTGAAGAGTTTGAAGTATTTGAGTCTGAAGATACCCTATCTATTTTGAATAGATATATCCAGGAGGCAGAGATCAAACTTGATAAGTCTAAGATTCAAAATATCATGAGACAAACTTATCAAGAGGCATGTGAGTTAATCTAATGTATATTTTAACAATCTATGGTAAAGAGACGGAAGGTGCATATTCTGTAAATGATGAAGATGGAGAACAGATTCTCTATCTGTTTGAAGGTGAAGATGATGCCATGAGATATGCTATGATGCTAGAGGATGGTGGAAGTCCAGAAATGCATGTCATTGAAATTGAAGATGAGATAATGATCAAGACATGCGAAATGCATGACTACAAGTATACTATCATTACTAAAAATGATCTCGTAATACCTCCTGAAACAAAACATGATTTTATTTGAAAAAATTCGTTGGAAAAACTTTCTGTCAACTGGTAATCAATATACTGAGATAAGTTTCACAGAACATCCAACAAACCTCATTATTGGAACAAATGGAGCTGGCAAGAGCACGTTACTTGATGCTCTTACATTTTCTTTGTTCGGTAAACCTTTTCGTAAAATCAATAAACCACAACTTGTAAACACGGTCAATGAGAAAGACTGTAGAGTTGAGGTAGAGTTTTCTATTGGTAATACAAAATGGAAAGTTGTTCGTGGAATCAAACCGAACATCTTTGAGATCTTCCGTGATGACAATGCCTTGAATCAATCTGCTGCAGCACTAGATCAGCAGAAGTGGTTTGAGCAGAATGTTATTAAGATGAACTACAAGTCGTTTACTCAGATTGTGATTCTGGGTAGCAGCACTTTTGTTCCTTTCATGCAATTGACTGCCACAAATCGTAGAGATGTGATTGAGGATCTTCTTGATATTCGTATCTTCTCTTCTATGAACAATCTGATGAAAGATAAGATTCGTCAGGTCAAGGAAGATATTAAGGTCTTGGATCTTAAGAAAGAATCTTTGATTGATAAAGTTAAGATGCAAGAGAACTTTATTGAGCAAATTGAGAACAAAAGTCATGAAGACATTGCTATTAAAGAAAAAAACATTGGTTATATCTTGAATGAAGAGAATAATCTGATGAATCATGGTGAGAGACTGAATGAAGAACTCATTTCTCTTGAGGGGAAACTTGAAAAGTATTCAGGTGCCACAGAAAAACTTCGCACTCTTGGAAATCTCAAGGGTAAGATCTCCAATAAAGTATCAAGCATCACTAAGGAGCATAAATTTTTCACACAAAATACGGTTTGTCCTACCTGCAATCAGGACATTGAAGAGACCTTCAGAATAAATAGGATTAAGGACGCTCAAGATAAAGCAAAGGAGTTGCAATCTGGTTTTAAAGAACTAGAACAGGCGATTAATAAGGAAGAAGAGCGAGAGCGTCAATTCACTGCCCTATCGAAGGAGATCACCACACTAACGCATGGCATTTCTCAAAACAATATTAAGATCGCTGGATGTCAACGACAAGTCAGAGATCTGGAATCGGAAATTCAAAGAATTACCGACAACCTTGCAAACAGAAATACTGAGCATGAGAAGTTAACAACCTTCAAGGACAATTTAAAAACTACATACGACGAACTCGCTCAACGTAAGGACACGATTAACTATTACGATTTTTCGTATAGTCTGCTTAAAGACGGTGGAGTTAAGACCAAAATCATTAAGAAGTATCTACCGCTGATAAATCAGCAAGTCAATCGGTATCTACAACTGATGGACTTTTACATTAACTTCTCACTTGATGAGGAATTTAACGAAACCGTCCAGTCCCCAATCCACGAAGATTTTTCTTACTCTTCTTTCAGCGAGGGAGAGAAGATGAGAATCGATCTAGCACTCTTGTTTACCTGGAGAGAGGTAGCAAGGATGAA